CGTGGGTTCACGATACGGTTAACAACTTATTTGGACTATATGTGCAAGACCGAAATGCTTCGGGCTTTGGGCAAATTGCCATCTGGCATCCGCAACTTGAACTCGGCTCCACTGCCACGGCGTACCAGCGTGTCAACTCCGCGCTCGGTGTTACAGAGGCGGGCGTGCCGACTGTCCACTGGCTGAAATTCGACGGGACCACTGACAGCCTTGCATCGGCGGCGACGTTGAACCTGAGCGGCACTGGGCAAGCTACGCTCTGCGTTGGAGTGCGGAAAAACGACACAGACGACTTCCACTGCCTAGCCGAATTTGGGCCGGACGCCTCATCCACTGCAAATACCTTTGGTATCTGGGCACCGTGGGCGCTGGCCGACGGTTATGGGTTTCTTTGCAGAGGGCCGACCAACAGTAATGTTTACCAGCCGCAGACCTACAACGCCCCCACAACAAATGTCCTTACAGGTGTTTTTGACGTAACTGGGGCAAATATATCGACTGCGATCACCCCTCGGGTGAACGGGGTTGTTGAGCGAGAAAACCCGTCTGGAATAGGCGCTGCGGGCACAGTTTTCTCGTCGCAAACCTTGAACGTTGGGCTGCGTTCTGGCGGCACGTTCCCCCTCAACGGCAACATCTACTTCCTCCTGATCCGTGGCGCGCTGACCAGCGGCGCAGACCTCACCGCACTGGAGGCGTTCGCCGGGGCCAAGGCTGGGGTGCCGATACCTGAACTCCTGTCCGTCGACATATACGACCGGGCGCTCACTACCGTAGAAGACCGCTTCGGCAGCACCATTCAAAGGAGGCCGTGATATGGCACTGATTTACGATCTGGCCGACACTTGGAACGAGGGGGCCACCACCTTCACCGCGATCAAGATGAACGTCACCGACACGGCGTCTGCGGCGGCTTCACTACTGATGGACTTGCAGGTGGGTGGCAACGCTCAATTCCGTGTGTCAAAAGCAGGCGCGATGGGCATTCGCCAAACCGGAGGTGCTATTTACGGCGGTATCTATACGACCGCATACGGGCTTATGATTTTCAGTGAAGCCTCTGATCTGGCCACCGCTACACTCACTGGCAAACGTGTCGCTACGTTTAACCTGAGTGGGGGCCCCGGCTCTCTTGTTATGAAGTCCGGCGGGCTGATCGGATGGTCATCCAGCGCGACCGACCCAGAGGTTTCCTCGGACCTTTTGCTGGCCCGTGACGCCGCCGACATCCTCGCCCAGCGCCGGGGCGTGAACCCCCAAGCCTTCCGCCTCTACAACACCTTCACCGACGCCAGCAACTATGAGCGCGTCAATATGGGGTGGAGCGGGAACGTGTTTCATATTTTTCCGGAAGCCGCAGGGACTGGCACCATTCGCACACTGACGATTGGTTCGCCAGTGTCAACCTCAGTAAGTAATACTATCGTCATTGACCCGGCTGTAGGGACCTCTGGCGGGACCAAGCAAGTCGTCATTCGCGTGGTCGGAATTGATTACTTCAACGTAAACAATGTGGGGGGAACTTTTACTCTCGGTTCAAATAGTGCGTCCGGGAGGCCCACAGCAATAAGGTCTACTTCCAGCGGAATCATAATAGACACGTTAAACGGTGGCGGCTTTATTGAGATGTCGGAACAGACTGCGCCTGCTGCGGGGGCCGTCAACACGGGTAGGCTTTACCTTGAAGACAACGGAAGTGGCAAAACCCGCCTCATGATTAGATTCAACACGGGTGCAGCCCAGCAAATCGCAATCGAACCGTAAGGGAGACCCACATGCTCAAGATCGAACTGACCCCCGCAGAACTTCAAACTCTCGTCGGCCTCATGGACGCCGGGACCAAGGCGGTTGGCATCCGCGCCCTTGTGCCGGAAGCCATCTCCATCATCCAGAAACTCGAACAGGCACAGAAGGAAACCGACAATGGCTGACCTTTCGTTTGGCGTCAAAGGCTCCACGATGGACTTCACCGTGTCCATGCAGATCGCGGACACTGACACGCCCCGTATTCTCGCCTATCTGGCGCAGAGCCACTACGGCACGGACGCGGAAGGCAATCCCCGTGCCATGGAAGCGACCGTGAAGGCGTTCGCTGCAGGCATCCTGCAAGGTCTGCTGGACGCCACGACCAATGCCGAACGCGAAGCCGCGATGCGGGCGGCGGCGGCCACCGTGCAGGAAATCAAGCCGATAGAGCCGGCGCCGGTCGAAGCGGTTGAGCCAACCCCGGTCGAGGCGGTTGAGCCAATGCCGGTTGAGGCGGTCGAGGCGGTCGAAGCGGTGCCCGCCGAAGACCTTTAATTGACCGAACGCTGCCTGCGATGTAGTATGCAGCCAACCTGAGAGGGCATCGTGGCGAAGACACCGGCGTGGCAAAGGAAAGAGGGACAGAACCCCAAAGGCGGCCTGAACGCCAAGGGACGGGCGTCGGCCAAGAAGCAGGGTATGAACCTGAAGCCACCGGCGCCGAACCCGAAGACGCCCAAGGACGCTGCGCGGCGCAAGAGCTTTTGTGCCCGGATGTCGGGGATGCCCGGGCCGATGAAGGACGACAAGGGGCGACCGACACGCAAGGCGCTGTCGCTTCGTGCGTGGAACTGCTGACATGGCGATAACCCGGGCTCAGATGGGCTCTCAACTCACAGGTGGAACGATGAAAAAGCCGAAGAAGATGGCCCTTGGCGGGCAGATGGCCGCCGCCCGCGATGCGTCGCAGGCGCGGCAGGCGACGCGGCAGGACAACCGCGCGGTGCGGCAGGATCAGCGGCAGCAGGCGGTTGGTCAGATCAAGCAAGGGGTGAGTGCGCTACCCGGGCGTATGAAGTCCGGCGGCAAGGTCGACGGCGCCGCGCGCCGGGGCAAGACCAAGGGTCGGATGTGCTGAGGTAACGGTCAATGCCGAGCGTTGTCCCCGATCTTCCGGAGCTGTTCGAGGAAGCCTACGAGATGGCTGGCCTCGAAATGCGGTCGGGCTACGACCTGCGGACGATCCGCCGTAGCCTGAACCTGCTTCTGCTGGAGTGGCAGAACCGGGGGCTGAACCTGTTTTCTGTCGCCGGGGGGACGCAGGCGCTCACGCCGGGCACCGCGACCTACACCATGCCGACGGACACCATCGACCTGATCGAGCACCAGCTGCGGACCGGCAGCGGGACCAGCCAGACGGACACCAACCTTGAGCGGATCAGCGTGGCCACCTACGCGCAGCAGACGAACAAGGCGCTGCAGGGTCGTCCGACGCAGATCTTCATCCAGCGGCTGTCCACAGGGGTGACCGCAACGCTCTGGCCGGTGCCGGACGCGCAGCAGAGTTACACGCTGGCCTTCTACCGGCTGCGGGGCATGAACGGGTTGGCTTCTGGGGTCAGTGGCACGGCCGACATCCCGCCGCGCTTTGTGCCTGCGCTCGTGGCGGGGTTGGCCTACTCGGTGGCGTCCAAGCGGCCCGAGGTCGCGGCGCGGGTTGTGCCGCTCAAGCAGGCGTATGAGGAGCAGTTTGCCCGGGCGGCCGATGAAGATCGGGACCGCGCGTCGGTGTTTCTCCTGCCGCCGTCGGGAGGGAATTGGTGATGTCGAGCTTTGCCAAGGGCACCCACGCATTGGGCATCTGCGACCGTACCGGGTTCCAGTACCCGCTGTCGGAGCTTGTTTGGGAGTACAAGAACGGCAAGCGGACCGGGCTGCGCGTCGGCAAGGACGTGGCCGACCCCGACCACCCCCAGAACTTTCTGGGCCGTCTGCGCATCACGGACCCCCAGTCTCTGCGCGATCCGCGCCCCGAGGGGAACAAGGGAGAGTTTCGCGGGTATTTCGGGTGGTCTCCAGTGGGACACCCGCTGGTGTTCATGACTGGCGCAGTGGGCGCCGTAACCGTCGAGATAGGAGCCTGACATGGCAAAGAAGTCCAAACTTGCCCCTGAGACCTCGCTGCGCCCGCGGGCCCGGCCCACGGCGGCCCCCGAGACCTCGCTCCGTCCCAAGGCGCGGCCTGAGCGGGTGCGGTCGTTTAACGACCAGACGGACAGCGGCACCGGCAGCTACGCCAAGGGCGGTGTCGTCCGCGGCGCTGGCGCGGCGAAGCGCGGCAAGAAATTCACGCGGGCGGGATAAGACATGAACTACGCCGAGCTTGTCGAGCTGGTTCAGGACTACATGGAGAGCCGCGAGACGAGTTTCGTGGACAATATACCGCGCTTTGTGCGGCAGGCAGAGCAGCGGATCTACCGCACTGTCATGCTGCCGGAGCTGCGCAAGTCCACCACGCTGACCACCACCATGTCCGTTGCGTACCTTGACCGGCCGACGGACTTTCTGTCGGTGTTCTCGATGGCAGTGGTCGACGCTGGTGAGTATAGCTTCCTGATCGACAAGGATGTCAGCTTCATCCGCGAGGCGTTCCCGTCCGCGTCGACCGAAGGCGTGCCGGTGTTCTACGCCCAGTTCGATGGGGTGACGCCGTCGAGTCCGGGGCGCTTCCTGCTGGCGCCGACGCCAGACGCGGCCTACTCGGTTGAGCTGAACTACTACTACGACCCGCCGTCCATCGTCGACGAGAGCACCTCGTGGCTGGGGGACAACGCGGAGACCGCGCTGCTTTACGGCACGCTGCTGGAGTCCTACGCATACCTCAAGGGGGAGGCTGACCTGCTGGCGCAGTACAAGGAGCGGTACACCGAGGCCATGGGTCAGCTCACGGGTGTCGACGTGCGGGCGCAGCGGGATGACTTCCGCGACGGGCAGCTCAGGAAGGGCAAGTGATGGCGTTCACCGGCACCTTCCTCACCACGTCGTTCAAGAAGCAGCTCCTTGAGGGGGTGCACGATCTGCGGCTGGGGTCTGGGCAGGTGTTCAAGCTCGCGCTGTACACCAACGCGGCCAGCTTCACGGCGGACACGACAGCCTATACCGCTACCAACGAGGTGCCGGATACCGGCAACTACGCGGCGGGTGGAGGCACGCTGACGCTGGTTTCGCCGACGACGGATGGCACGACGGCGTTCGCTACCTTTGCCGATCTGACGTTCACCGGGGTCACGCTGACGGCGCGGGGGGCGCTGATCTACAACTCGACGCCGGCGCACACCTACACGAACCCCGCAGTTGCGGTACTGGACTTCGGTGCAGATCGCGTTGCCACCGGGGGCACTTTCACTGTACGTTTCCCACTGTCAGGTGCGACGACCGCACTGCTGCGCATCGTGTAGAGGATAGCCCATGCCCAGTACGTTTACGACGAACACCGGCATCGAGAAGCCCGGCTCCGGCGAGCAGACTGGGTCGTGGGACGTCACGGCGAACCTGAACTACGATGTCATCGACCGGGCGGTGAACGGCGCGCTCTCTGTCACGCTGTCGGGTACGACCCTGACGCTGACCACGACTAACGGGGTGTTGTCGGATGGACAGTACGGGACGATCCTGTTCACAGGCTCTCCGGCGTCTCCGGTGACGGTCACGATTGCACCGAACTCCGCCGCCAAGCAGTATATGTTCCACAACGGCACCGCGCAGACGGTGACGATCACGCAGGGGTCCGGCGGCGACTTGGTTCTTGCAGCCGGCCGGTCCGCCGTCGCTATCTGCACGGGCACAGGTGCCGGTGCGCAGGTGCGGGACATCACGGCCCTCATGAACACGGCGACGAGCGCGAACACGGCCAACGCGGTCGTGCAGCGGGATGGCACCGGGGCGGTGGCTCTGGGCTCGCTGACGCTGGCCACGGACCTTGCAGTGGCGCAGGGCGGCACAGGCGCCAGCGACGCGGCGACGGCCCGGACAAACCTCGGCGCAGCGGCTTCGGCCACCACCATCACGGCGGGCGACGGATTGACGGGCGGCGGCGACCTGTCGGCCAACCGTACACTGGCAGTCGGCGCGGGTGACGGTATCTCTGTAGCTGCGGACTCCGTCGCCGTGGACAGCTCGGTTGTTCGGACGACGCGCACGATCACTGCTGGCAACGGAATGTCCGGTGGCGGGGATTTGACCGCGAACCGCACCCTCACGCTCGGTACGCCTTCAGATCTGACGGCGTCCAGTACAAGCGCCGTCACGGCAAGCAGCCACACGCACGCGATTGACAGCACCATTGCGCGGTCAGCTGTCACCATCACGGCTGGGAATGGCTTGACTGGCGGGGGTGATCTCACGACAAACAGAACGCTGGATATTGGCGCGGGGGACGGTATCACGGTCAACGCCAACGATGTGGCGGTCAACAGCACCGTTGTCCGCACGACCGGTACTCAGAGCATCGCCGGTGCCAAGACGTTTACCGACAACATTGTGTGCACCGACAATCTGACGGTAGACACCAACTTCTATGTCGGGGATATCGACGTAGGTTCTAATGGAACTAACGGCGTCAGATTCCAGCAGCTGTCTACGGTTACCTATCTGTTTACCCAGTGCCGGGCGCTGGAAGTCGACACCACCGGGATTATAAACCACTACCAAGGAAACGTTGTAAAGTTCAGGGTACAAGCCGCTGGAAACGTAGTGAACGCTAACAACTCCTACGGCGCGCTTTCTGACCTCAACCTGAAAAAAGACATAACGCCGGCAAACCCACAATTAGCGGACATGCGCAAAATTGAAGTGGTCAACTACCGCTTCAAGGACATGCCGGACGACGCACCGAAACATGTGGGCGTCATCGCACAGCAAATGCAAACGGTCAAACCGGGGCTCGTGTCTCGGGACGAGGAAGGCACACTATCGGTCAAGTACTCAGTTCTGGTGCCGCTTATGCTGAAAGCGCTGCAGGAGCTGGCTGACAAGGTTGACGAACTGGAAACGCGGCTAAACGGAGCGCAGTAATGAGTGACGAGCGGCTTACCCCGGAAGAAATTGCGGCGCTGCGGAAGATGCTGGAACAGGAAGAGAGGGTACAGTGGTTTTGGGCGTCAGTCAGGCGCTGGGCGGCGGGAACCGCCGCGGTGCTTGCAGCGCTGGTGGCGTTCAGAGAAGATGTGCAAGCCGCGATCTCATGGATGTTTCGGGGGCCTGTGGAATGAGCTCGGTGCAGCGGTCATGGTGGTGGCTTTGGCTGTCTATGGCGATACTTGCAGGGGTGTTGATCGCTGAGACGTACCGGTACATCAGCTACGACAGCGACCCTCCGGTCACGTTTCAACGCGTCGAAGTCCTCAACAGCCCGATCTACGCAGGCAACCCGCTTGTGGTGCGAATCTGGCGGCAGAAAACCCGGGACGACTGCCCGGTGTACTCGCATCGCACCGCGATCAACTCCGACGGCGTGGCCTACGAACTTCCGTCCGCGCTGTGGAGCGGCGGCCCGCCCGAGACCGAGTTTATCGACTACGCCTACCCCACGCTCACAGTGATGCCGCCAGATGACTACGAGCTGCGCGTGCACCTCATATACAATTGCCCCGGGTTCACCCACCAAGTCGATCAACCATCCGCGCGGTTCCGCGTCGTTGCAGAAAGCTGAGTTATGCGTATGCCTCTTGCCGTAGCTGTGCTCCCTGTCGCGGTTGCCGCACAAGAAGTCGCGCATATTGGGCCACCGATGATGACGCAGCGGAGCTTGACTACGGTGACCTTGCAACCGACGGATAAAGCAGGGGCCGTGGCGGAAGTGATTTTTGACAACCGGGACGTTAATGGAACCAGCGACAACCGCGCGTACCCGCTCAGTATCGACGGGCTGTCTGTAGAGATCGTGTTTACCTACACGGCCGGAGCGGACAGCATCGAGATCGTACCGGAAGACGGGTTCTACGCGGTGCCACCGGTTCTCGACATACAGGAAGGGACCGTCGGTGCGGCCCTGATATTTTCTGGCGACTGGGAGGGGATGTGATGCCCGTGTTCAAAAGCGACAATTCTGGTCTCACGACCGACGAGAAGAAGCAGGTGCAGACGGCCCTTATCAAGAAGGGGTACGACCTCGGCACCGCCGGCGCCGACGGCGTCTTCGGGAGCCGCACGGAAGCGGCGATCATCGCGTTCAAGCGGTCCATCGGGTTCAAGCCGACTGTGTTTGTCGGTCCGTTGACGTGGGACCAGCTGATGGCGGAGAAGCCGGACACTGCGATGACCCGTGAGACGTTGCCGTGGATCAAGGAGGCCATGAAGGTCATCCGGCTGCATGAGGTCTACGACAACAAGCCTCTGAGCATGTGGCTCAAGAGCGATGGACAGGCGCTGGGCGACCCGGCGAAGAATGCGTGGTGCGGTGACTTCGTGGCCACTGCACTGCGCCTCGGACTGCCCAATGAGCGCTTTCCCGGCCCGCTCGGGCAGAACCCCTACTGGGCACTGAACTGGCGGCACCTCGGGGTTGGCCTGATGCGGCCGGCCTACGGTGCGGTGGCCAGCATCTCCCGAGACGGTGGCGGGCATGTGGGCTTTATCGTGGGTGAGGACGCGCAGCACTACTACATGCTTGGCGGGAACCAGTCGAACCGCGTCAGCATCGCCCCGATCTCGAAGACCCGCTTCGTGCCTGAGTCCTTCCGCTGGCCGCTCACGTGGACGCGCCCGGAGGATTTCACGCTCCCCAAGCTGACTCCGAGTGAAGCAGCCAACCCCTCTATGACCTGAAAGGATTGCATCATGAACCTCGCGGCGTATAACAAGGCCATCGTGTCGATCCTCGGCGGGTTGGTCGTCGTCCTCAACACGCACTTCAACACCGGCTTCGTATTCGACGAGGCGCTGGTCAATACGCTGGTGCCCTTCGTGACGTCGTACTTTGTGTTCCGTACCCCCAACAGGCCGTGACGTACGGTCAGAGGTAGTCCATGCTCACCACGCTGAAGTTCCAACCGGGCGTGAACCGCGAGACAACGTCGTACGCGAGTGAGGGCGGCTGGTTCGACTGCAACCGGATACGGTTTCGTGCGGGGACTCCGGAGACTATCGGTGGGTGGACGGCGCTGTCTAACAGCACGTTCCTCGGCGTCTGCCGCAAACTCACCTCGTGGTCTGCGCTGGATGGCACGGACTTCGTCGGGGTGGGAACCCACCTGAAATACTACATCGTGCGCGGCAGTGACTACAACGACATCACGCCGTTGCGCGTCACTACAGCCGCGGGTGATGTCACGTTTGCGGCGACAAACGGGCTGTCGACTATCACGGTAACCGATACCGGGCATGGTGCTATCCAAGGGGACTACGTCACTTTCAGCGGGGCTGTGTCGCTCGGCGGGAACGTCACGGCGGCGGTTCTGAACGCGGAGCACACCGTCACGGAGGTGCTGACCGCAGACACGTACACGATCACGGTCTCGGTTACGGCCAACGCCAGCGACACTGGCAACGGCGGAGCCAGCGTTGTGGGGGCCTACCAGATCAACATCGGGCTTGAGACGTCGGCGTACGGCAACGGCTGGGGAGCGGGCCCATGGGGCGGCGGCGGGTGGGGTGATCCGGCCGACCTGTCCATCGCGGGGGCAAAACTGCGCCTGTGGTCAAACACAGCGTACGGCGAGGACCTCGTCATCAACCCGCGAGGCGGCGGTGTCTACCTCTGGGACCGGACGAATGGGCTCAGCGTGCGGGCACAGAATATCGCGACGCTGCCGGGCGAGAACAAGGCGCCTCGGGTAGCCAACTGTGTCCTGCTGTCGGAACAGGACCGGCACCTGATTGTGTTTGGTACGGACGACGAGTTCACGCCGGGGGTGCTGGACCCGCTGCTGATCCGCTTCTCGGCAACGGAAGACTACCTCGACTGGGAGACGCGGGCCAACAACACGGCCGGAAGTCTGCGGCTGTCGAGCGGCACCGAGATCATCACGGCGGTTGCAACCAAGCAGGTCATCCTCGTGCTCACCGACAGCTCCGCGCACACTATGCAGTTTCTTGGGCCTCCCTACACCTTCGGACTAGGGGAAGCAGCTTACGGCATCACGGTGGCCAGTCCTAACGCTGCGGTGGCGACTGGCGACGATGTCTACTGGATGGGGCGGGGCGAGTTTTACCGGTTCAACGGCGTCGTGATGCCTATCCCGTGTGCGGTGAAGTCGTACGTATTCGACAACATCAACAACGCCCGTTGGGACAAGGTATGCGCGGGGCATAACTCCGCGTTTGGCGAAATCTGGTGGTTCTACTGCGCGGCGGGTTCGGAGGAAAACGACCGGTACGTCGTGTTCAACTACCAGCAAAACCTATGGTACTATGGCGCGATGGAGCGCACGGCGTGGCTCGACAAGGACATGCTGAGCCTGCCGATTGCGGCGGCGCCGGACCACAAGATCTACTATCACGAGACGGGTGTGGCGGATGGGGAGAGCAACCCACCGGTGGCGCTGGGGTCGTACGTCGAGTCCAGTGCAGTGGACCTCGCGGATGGAGAGCAGTTCATGTTCATCCGTCGCCTGCTGCCGGACGTGGCCTTTACGCGGTCTACCGGGGCGGTGACGCCGACGATGACATTCACGCTCAAGATGCGGAACTTCTCCGGGGGTAGCGTGGTGGGGTCTAACGACCGGCTGGTGTCGCAGACAGCCACGACGCCGATTGAGGAGTTCACCGAACAAGTGTTTCTGCGGCTGCGCGGTCGCGCCATGGTGTTGCGGGCAGAGTCCAACTGCTCCTGCACTGCGTGGCGGCTGGGGGCCCAGCGCATCGACGTGCGGCCAGATGGGAAGAAGTAAATGACCAGCGCACCTGCAGTTCCGTACTTTCCGACGCCACCGGCAGAGTATTCGCAGCACCACCAGATCAACCTGACGCGGGCGTTCGAGACGTTCGTCGCGCAGACCCGGAACTCGTTTCTGCAGGTATCACTGTCCCCTACGGCGACAGACTTGTCGTACACCGCGGCAACGCGGGTGTTGGCGTCGTCGACCGGCACCGATGCGACGCTCCCGCTCGTTACGTCTGGGGACGCAGGGTTGGCGCCAGCGTCTGGTGGGGGGACGACAAACTACCTACGCGCCGATGGTACGTGGGCGGCGCCTCCCACGGGGGGTATAAGCGACGGCGACAAGGGCGACATCACAGTCAGCGGCGGCGGAAGCACGTGGACAGTCGACAACGGCGCGGTCACGCTTGCCAAGATGGCGGATATGGCGACGGCTTCGCTGATTTACCGCAAGACCGCGGGCACTGGGGCGCCAGAAGTTCAGACACTGGCGACGCTCAAGACTGATCTGGGGCTCACGGGGACGAACAGCGGAGACCAGACGATTACGCTGACCGGCGATGTTACGGGTTCGGGAACTGGAAGTTTCGCCGCGACGATTGCGAACGACGCTGTGACAAATGCTAAACTAGCAAACATGGCGGCAAACTCAATCAAGGGGAACAATACAGGCGGAAGTGCAGACCCAGTAGATTTGACCGCCGCGCAAGTTCGTACGCTGATAAATGTGGCAGACGGGGCTAATAACTACTCGCACCCAAACCACACAGGAGATGTTACTTCTGTAGGAGATGGGGCTACCACCATCGCGAACAACGCGGTGACGCTCGCCAAAATGGCCGACGTGGCGACCAGCACGGTGTTCTACCGCAAGACCGCGGGCACGGGCGACCCGGAAGTTCAGACGCTTGCCACGTTGAAAACTGACCTTGGGCTTACGGGAACGAACAGCGGCGACCAGACAATCACGCTGACCGGCGATGTGACAGGCTCGGGGACGGGCTCATTCGCGGCCACCATTGCGAACGAAGCTGTTACCTTGGCCAAGATGGCGGCGGTAGCTACCAACACCGTGTTCTACAGGAAAACTGCCGGAACAGGCGCTCCAGAAGTTCAAACTCTAGCAGACCTGAAGACGGACTTAGGTTTAAGTGGTACCAACACTGGGGATCAGTCCACTGACCTTAGTTATACAGCCTCTACTCGACTGCTGTCTTCTTCCACCGGGGCAGACGTTACCTTGCCGTTGTTCACGTCAACCGACGCGGGGCTTACCCCTCTGAGCGGCGGCGGGACGACAAACTTTCTGCGGGCGGATGGTACATGGGCCGCTCCTCCTGCGGGCGGTTCTCTGGCCCTGACGGACCTCACCGATGTCACCGTGTCGTCGGCGGCGCAAGGACAAGTTCTCACGCGGGGCGCGTCCGAGTTCCAGAACCTTACGCTGATGACGGTGACGCTCGGGCCGTATCACATCAACGACTTGCCGGGAACGACAACGACGCAGGCCACGCTCGGATACTTCAACACGGCCACGGCGTTAAGCCGAAACGGCAACGACATGCGGATGGACCGGGCCGGGCGGGTTGTCGGGCTGATCATGACTTCGGACGCGGCGCGGACGGCGGGAACGGCAACGGCGGCTGTGCGGATCGCTGGTGCGGGGTCGACGTTTGACGGCGGCAGCGTGCAACTCAACGGCACCACAACGACGAGCGACAGCAGTTTTGTGGCTTACGGCAGCGGCGTTGCCTTTACGGCGGGGCAGGCCGTCGGCGCGCAGGTCACAACGTCCGGGTGGACCCCGATCACCGCCAACGTCAATATCTATGTCGTCGTCATGTTCGAGCCCTTCTAACTAGCCAACCCCGAGCGGGTTTGGTATTCTACGCGTGAAACGCAAGGAGACGCGGCATGGTGCTTCCACTCTTGTTGAGCTTCCTCGGCAGCGGGATGGCGCAAGCTGGCGTGCTGGGGGCGGCCGGATCGTTCCTTGCAAACCCGCTGGTGGCGGGGGCCATCGGCTCAGGTATCGGGACAGCAATTGAGACGGGGGACGTCAAGCAGGGGCTAGTCGGGGGGCTCGGAGCCTTTGCGGGCGGCAAGGCGCTAGGCTCGCTCATGGGCAGCACGGCGCCCGCGGCAGCCGACGCCTTGCCACTGGCGGGACAGAGCACGGTGGGCTCCGGCGCGAGTGCGATGACGACGGGGACGCCGCTCTATGCGCAGCCGGGGATGACCGGTTCCGCGCTCATGCCGCCGGCCGCAGCTCCTGCGCCCGCTGCGGGGCTGGGTGGTATTGCGCGTGGCGGCGCGAACTTCATGGGGTCGGCCGAAGGCATGGGGATGATGCTGGGGGGCACTCTGGCCCCGGCGGCGCTGGGTATGGGCCCCGGGTCTGGTGGCAGTGGGTCGTCTGGCACGAGCGCAACCGCGCCGCGGCAAGCGCCAGCGATGCAGCGCACACCGGCAACGCCACCTGCAGGGTATCGGCCGGGCTACTCGGGCGAGTTCAACTACGGGATCAGCGACCCCTACACGACAGCCTACGTCGACAAGTACGCGACGCCGATGGCGCGCGGCGGCAGGGTTACGCGGATGGTGCCGCGCATTGGTCCTGTGCACATGGCGGCTGGCGGTATCGCCGATGTAGCGCCGCCGAAAGCCCAGAAGCCGAACGACAAGGAGATCATCTCGGCAGCGGTCAGTGCGATCTCTGGCCAGCACCCCAACCCGCAGATGGCGCTGGCGGCGTTTTTGACCAAGTACGGCGAGGAGGCGCTGCGCAACCTCGTGGACCGGGTGAAGTCTGGCGAGCTGGCTGCCACGGCGTCCAAGGGCGAGGGCAAACTCGAAGGTCCGGGCGACGGCATGTCAGACATGATCCCTGCCTCGGTGCAGGGCTCGCAGGACGTGCTGCTGAGCGACGGCGAGTACATCGTCCCTGCGGACGTGGTCAGCGGTCTGGGCAACGGGTCGACCGACGCGGGGGCCAAGGAGCTGGATGCCATGGCGGATCGTGTACGCACGGCGCGGACCGGGACCAAGAAGCAGGCGCCTGCGGTCCCGCCGAATAAGGTGGTGCCGGTGTGAGCGCCGAAAACGTCCAGATCCACGCGGTTCACCCGCAACTCTTGGACGTCGTCTGGGCAGATGTGACACGGCTCGTCGAAGCCTCGGTCGAGACCTCCCGGGGCAAGTTCACGCTCGACGCCATACGTACCGCGCTGGAGGCCGGTGATCTGGTGCTGTGGATGGTGCTGAAGTCTGGGATGCCGGTGGCGGTCTACACGACGCGCGTCATTGCCTACCCGCAGCGGCGCGGTTTGGCAGTGGACTGGGTGGGTGGAACTGGTATATTCTCTTGGCTAGACGCCGTACAGAAAGCCGTGGAGCAGCATGCTCGGCGCAACGGCTGCACTCACATCGAAGGGTTCGGGCGGGCGGCTTGGGGCCGGTTGCTCAGGCGGTACGGGTGGGAGCCCGAGTACACCGCCTACAGGATGGAGTTGACCGATGAGCAAGGGTAGCAGCCAAGCCACGACGCAGACCGTCACGCAGGACGTGCCGGAGTGGGCGCAGCCGTACTACACCGACCTGCTCGAAAAGAGCAAAGCGCTGAGCGAGGAAGCCTACGTCCCCTATGAAGGACAGCGGGTGACCGAGGACTCGGCCGATCTGACTGCATCGGAACAGATGATCCGCGATCTGGCGGGGAACCCGATTGCTGGGGTCGACGACGCCATGAGCACCTATGGCTCGCTGCAGGGGCAGGCGGCGCAGCTGGGACAACAGCAGCCGTCGCAGTTCACTGCGTCGAAGTTCACCGCCACGCAAGTCAACCCGTACACCGGGTTCTCGGCCACGCAGGTCAGCCCCTACGCAGGGTTCAACGCGGGCCAAGCGTCGGCCTACGGCGGCTTCTCCGAGTACGGCGGGGCCTCGGCCTATGGCTACCAGCAGCCGGGGACGTTCACGGCGCAGACCGTCGACCAGTACATGAACCCCTACACGCAGCTGGTGGTCCAGCAGCAGCAGGATGACGCGTTCGAGGAGTATCTGCGGTCGCAGGGGAGCCGCGACGCGCAGGCTGTGGCGGCGGGCGCCTTTGGCGGCTCGCGGTCGGCTGTGCAGGAAGGCATGGCCCAAGAAGAACTGTCCCGGCAGATGGCGGACATCCAAGCACGCGGCGCGCAGCAGGCGTACACCGACGCGCAGCGGATGTTCGAGTCGGATCGTGGCGCTCAGATGACCGTCGAGCAGCAGCGCGCGGCCGAACAAGCCCGCGTGCAGGGTATGGGGCAGTCGGAAGCGGCCCGGGTGCAGCAGGCGCAGGCGGCGGAGCAGGCGCGGGTCCAAGGGACCAACATCAGCGAGCAGGCCCGCGTGCAGCAGGCGCAGGCAGCCGAGCTGGCGCGCACGCAAGGCATCTCCGTGGAAGAAGCGGCGCGTATCCAAGCAGCGCAGGCGGCAGAACAGGCCCGGGTGCAGGGTATCTCGGTCGACGAAGCGGCCCGCGTGCAAGCAGGTACCGCGGCGGAACAGGCCCGGGTGCAGCAAGCCACGGCTGACGAAGCCATGAAGCAGCGGCAGTTCGAGCTGGAGACCATGGGGTTCAGCGCGGATATGGCGTCGCAGATGGCGGCGCTTGGGATGTCGACGCAGCAGGCGGACATCCAAGAGGCGCAGCTGCTGGCCTCGCAGGGGCTGAGCAGCATGTCGCGGGACCAAGCTGAGCTGGACATGGCCTACGAAGATTGGCTGCGGCAGCAGGGCTACCCCGAGGAACAGCTCGCGATGTACTCGTCGATGCTCTACGGGCTGCCGGTGCAGGCGGCGGGCACCACGACGTACACTGAGCCGTACAACCCCTATCAGCAGGCGCTGGGCGCGGGGATCTCGGCGCTCGGCCTTTACAATGGGATGCAGCCCGCATGAACATCATGGAGTTGCAGAACCGGCTCAAGAGCTTCTCGGAGCAGCAGCTGGTACAGGAGATGCAGCGGCCGACCGGCGAGCTGCCTCAGTTTCTCGTGCTCAGCGAGATCACCCGGCGCAAGAAGATGCAGGCCGATCTGGCCGCTGCGCAGACCAAGCAGAACGAGACCACAGTCGTCGAAGACGCGGTGGCTGCCGCGGGCGTGCCGCAGGAGGGTGCCACACAGATGGCGCAAGCCATGGCCCCTAAGACGGACATGACCCAGAACACGGGGCTGGCCGCACAACCGCGTCGCATGGCTGGCGGCGGTGTCGTCGCACTGCAAGAGGGCGGCCCGGCGCCGGAGACGCAGATCGTCCGCAGCGGGATCGTGTACTACCTCCAGCCAAACGGCACCTATGTCAGCGACAGCGGGCGCGTGCTGTCTGACGTCGCGACGAACCTGCGCAACACCGGAGCGGACCTTCAAACCGAACTGAGCGACATCGCGCAGAACACGGCCGAGGCGTACCAAGCCCGGATGCCGGATTTCTCTGGGGTGCAGGCGCAGATGGATATGCAGCGCGCCGTCGCCGATCAGGCTGCCGCGCGGTCACAAGGCCCCGTGGGCGGGCCGCGTCCTCCGGCGGTGCCCTACACCGGGCCGGACTTCACCGACGTAAACGCACAAATGCTGATGCAGCAGACGCTGGCGGCGCAAGCTGCTCAGCGGCCCCAAGGTCCTGTGGGTGGGCCTCGCCCCCCTGCCGCACCCTACACCGGTCCGGACTTTTCCGGGGTCCAGTCGCAGATGGGTATTCAGCAGCTGATCGCAGCGCAGGCCGCTGCGCGGCCCCAAGGCCCCGTGGGCGGACCTCGTCCTCCGGCGGCGGGCATCGCTGCGGTGGCCGGGCCTCAGTTCGGATATACGCCGGTTGGTTCACTTCCTGCAGCGCCGCGCACGGCGGCGGACGATCTAGCTATCCGGAACGGACTCGTACCCGCGCCTGCGCAAGTGACGCAAGGACCCGCTGGCGGCCCCGCGCCGGTAGAGACGTACGACCTGACTGTGCCCGACATGTCCGCGGTCACAGCGCAGATGGAAGCGCAGCGCGCCGTCGCCGATCAGGCTGCACAGCGGCCTCAAGGTCCGGCTGGTGGGCCGCGTCCTCCCGCGCCGCCCGCACCGGAGGGGCCGTCGCTTTTGGAGCAGTTCCACGCCATCGAGCTGCCCGCAGCGCCCACGTCGGTGTACGACGCCATGGACATCCTGCACGGTCGTGAGCGCACGCCGCCACCGGGCCCGCAGCTGACGCCGGGTATGGTGCCGCCGATGTCTGGGCTGGCGATGCCCGCGCCACCTCCGGCCGAGCCGTCGCTCATGGACACGGTACGCGACACGCTGTCTGGGTTGACGAGTCCAGCGGCGGATACGCCCCCGGCACCTGTGACGGACACGCCCCCTGCTCCGGCGGCTGATGTTCCTCCCGCTGCTCCAGCGGCGCCCCCTGCGGTCGCGCCCGCGGCGGCTCCCGTTGCGTCCGGCGTAGCGCCCAGCGCGGGTGTCAGTGCGGCCCCCAGCGCCGCTCCGAGCGGCGGCATCGCGTCGGTACAGTCGACGACCACGGCCACGACGGCTGAAGGCGAAGGCATTCAGGACTACGGCACCGAGCTGACGCAGATGTTGCAGGCGCGGGAGCGCCGGGCGGAACAGGACCGGTGGCTGGCGCTGGCGCAGGCGGGCATGGCTCTCATGGCGTCCAAGTCTCCGACGTTCGGCGGCGCGCTGGGCGAGGCCGGTATGGTCGGCATCGGTGCGTTCCGTGAAGGCCAGACGGCGGCGGAGCAGGACCGGTTCGCGATGCTCAAGGATCTGGAAGCGTGGCGGATGCAACAGATGGAGCTGGCCATGGCGCAGCAGGCGATGGCCATGCGCGGAAGCGGCGGTGGCGGAGGTAGCGGTGGCAGTGGAGGGTCCGGGCGGCTCCCCAACGGCCTGACGGCGAACCAATACGCCGATCTGGTGCTGGCGCAACTTGAAGCGGTGAACGCCAGCTTGGACTCTTACGGTGGTATGCCGCCGCAGACGGCCGAAGGTGTGAGCCAATACGACGCACTGCGGTCGCGGCAAACCCAGCTCACTGGCGCGCTCGATGCGCTCACCGGCATTTCCCCAGTTTCAACAGACGCCAGCGCCGTGTACTCTATGGACGACGTGCAATAGGAGGTCGCCTTGGGCGAGACGGTTGTACCCGGTCCGATCAGCGGCAGGAACTATGGGTTTCGCATCGCAGGCGATGCCCCGACGGTCGACGAGCAGCGGCGCATCGACGACATCATCCGGCAACGCGAGGCGCAGTTCACGCAGGAGTACGAGGCCCGGTTCGGTGCCCCGGTTGCGGCGGCTGAGGGTTCCGGGTTACTCGACTACCTCGGGGAAATCCCCAAAGGGGTTCTGCGTGGCGGCATCGAGGCGCTGACCGGCGCAGTGCCCGGGCTTGTGGAAGCGGCACCGGAGTCATGGTTGTCGCCGGAGTCGCGGGACTGGGTGCGCAACAACGTGGCGCGGGGGTCGGACTGGCTGACCAGCGGGCTGCAACCCGACATCGGATTTGAGGGGAACCGGGCGGCCGAAGTTGTCGGCGGACTGTCGTCGGGGCTTGGGTCGTTTGGCGCTCTGCTTGGGGTGACGTGGGCAAACCCGATGGCGGGTGTCGCGACGGCGGTGGGGATGGGCGCAAACGAAGCGGCCGAACGGGCCCGCGAAGAAGGCGCTACTCCTGACGAGCGCCGTGTCGCTGCACAGTTCGGTATCATACCCGGTGTCTTGGAACTGATGCCGGTAGGCGCGCTGCTCAAGTCGCGGGTCGGCCAAGACGTCGCGCTCACCATTATCGACCGTATCCGGCGTGTCGGCATGGAAGCTGGCATCGAGGCGGCGCAAGAGACGGCGTCGCAATACGCACAGAACCTGATCGAGCAGGGGGTGTACAACCCCGGCCAAGCACTAGACGAAGGGCTTATCGGTTCGGCTGGGTACGGCGCAGGTGTGGGTGGTATCGCGCAAGCGCTCATGGATCTGGCCATCCCGGGGCGTCGTGGCACTGCTGCGCCGCCCGCTCCGCCTGCGCCAGCCGCTGCGCGCCCCTTGGCTCTGCCGCCGCCGAGTGCGTTTCCGCCGCCCGATGTCATCGCGGTGCCGCCGACCGGTCCGCAGCAGGTGTCTGGCCAGCCGGGGGGCAACATCCCGGCCTATCCTCGTGCGGCCACGCCGTCCGCCGCCGTCGCGCCGCCGCTCGCGCTGCCGTCACCATCCGCATTTCCTCCGCCGCCGGTTGTCACGGTGCCGCCCATGGGGCCGCAGCAGGTGTCTGGCCAGCCGGGGGGCAACATCCCGGCGTACCCCAGAACACCGCAGACTGGCGGTATTGGTGCGTTCGCGGCGCCTGCGGCTCCAGCGACGCCGCCCGCAGCTGCACCCGTGGCGGCCACGGCCCCGACGCCGACGGCTCCGATCCCCACACCTCCGGTCACGCCGTCGGTCAGCCCGGCTGTTGCTCCCGCTGCGCCCAAGGCACGCAAGGTCCGGTCTCCGCTCGCGCAGCCCACCGTCGCGGCACCCGCGCCTGTGGTTGGAACAACGCCCACGGCGCCGACAGAAACCGTCATGCCCACGCTGCCGGTGCAGGAAGGGCAGCAGCCGCTGACCAAGGACACCATGCGCGAAGTTCTTCGCAGCGTGGGCGTTCCGCCGACGGCTGCTGTGGCCAATGCAGTCGAGAGCGGAGAGGTCCGCGACGCCCCGACGTTCGAGACCCGGCTGCAACGGTTTGCCGCCAACACGAAAAATCCGGACGCCAAGAAGCGCGCGTTGGAGTATCTTCGCGTGCAGGAAGCCGAGCGCAATACCGCTCCGCCGGCTGTGGAGGAACCCAATGCAGAAGCCACCGCTACGGAAGATCGGGGACTTGACGCACCTGACGTTGCACCAGCTGGAGTTGGGGTTGAAGGTGGTCGCGGAGATGAGCCAGTCGACACCGGAGACAGCGGAACCCCCGCACCTGCCGCCGGAATTATGGGGCTTGACCCCGGAAGACTGGAGCAATCTGACAGCGGCGCTGTACGCCCTGCAGATGCAGCGGATGCACAGTACGCTCCACTGACCCCGTCGCCCGCCGCGCCGCCTGCACCGACGGCGCCGGTTGTCGCAGCACCGGTCGCACCGGTTCCGGCGCCGGAGTACGCGCCCATGTCGGGAGCCATCCCCGGGACGCCGACGGGTACGGCAGGTCAGGTAATTCCGCGCGGGGTGCCCGGAGCACCGGTGCTTGATCGGGCTAACCCGGCTAAGCCGAATATCGTGTCCGACGCGCCCCGGCTTGTCGCCGAAGAACTCGCGGCCGAGGCTGACATCGTGCGGGCCAACGCGGCGCAGGCCGTGGACAGCTGGTTCCGCAGCAACGCACCGGTGCGCGTGCAGGAGGCGTTCGACCGCATTGCCCCCGCCGACCGGGAGACGTCCGACCTCCGCGCCGACGACATGGCGCAAGTCATGCAGCTGCTGTTGAACGGACCCCGCCGGGAGCAGAACAAGAACCTGTCGCCGGAAGGCGCGGCGCGGCGGTATTTCAGCCGGTCGCCGGACCCCGGCTATGCGCTGCATATGATGGCCTATGACGCGGCGCTGGCACGGCTGGAGGATCAACCCGGGTTCTACACGGCGCGCACGATCCGGGGCGACGCGGTGCGCGCGAAGGACGACGTGGCGCAGCTCAACGACATGCAGGCGGCGGAGCCGTTGACCGAGGCGCTCGACGCCGAGATTGCCATGCTCGAAGGGCTGGGGCCGAAAGCAGCGCAGCTTGCGGAGCGGTGGGTAGAGGCCACGCTGTCGCCAGAGGCGGTGGCCGAGTTCCGTGCCATGCGGGATGGACGGGCGACGGTAGACCGCGCAGCTTACGCCGCACGGGACTACGAGACCCAGAGCACACTGCGGGACCGGAGCATGGTCCAGAAGCGGGCAGCGGCGGTTGAAGACGCCGCACTGCCGGACGCCGGGGTCAGCGGCACGCGCCGCGGAGAGCGGATCACTCCCGAACGGGAGCAGGCGCTACGGCAGAAGCAGGAGACGGAACGCGCGGCACGCAGTGCGCGCATCGCGGCTATCCAAGAAGCCGAGAGCAAGGTTGTGGAGCGGCAGGCCGCGCCGAGCACGCGCAAGCAGCCGAGCATGCCGAAAGCGCCGTGGAGCGCCAGCTTCTCGTTGTGGGAAGCGGATGCGCACCCGCGCGTCGGGGCGCTGCTGCGGAACGGGGATCTGACTGGCGCGCTCAATGTGCTGGCGATGACGGCACCGAACCGCAACATGCGGCTGCTGGCGGAGAAGCTGGTGGACCGGGTGTCGGGCACGCAGGTCGAGTTTGTCTCGCCGGATGAGATGGCACGGATCAGGTCGGTGCTGTCGCCGGAGACGCCGACGCTCGGCGTGGAGGCTCCGTCAGGGGTGTACATTCAGCCGCGCTCGCCTGCGCAGATCGACGCCATGCGGCGCGAGAACCACAACGAGGCAGCGGACCTGATCGAGCGTTATGCGGGGCGCATAATCTTCAACGGCAGCGTGCCGCTCGCGCCGGAACTGGTATTGCACGAGGCCGTACACGCCGTGGCGGACGCCACGCTGACCAAGCCGTCGCATGTGCTGACCCGGCAGCTGGAGACGCTGCGCGTCACCCTACTCAAGACGCTGCCGCCGGAGTCCTACGGGCTGACCAACGTCCGCGAGATGCTGGCTGAAGCCATGACCAACCCGGTGTTCCGGACGGACCTCGCCTTCATCAACGTCGACGGCAAGCCGTACTCGGCGTGGGCTCAGATCAAGCACACCCTGCGGAACTTCCTGCGGTCCCTGATGGGGCGGCCGACGGTCAAGATGGACTCGGCGCAGGATACGCTGGACCGGGCGCTGGACCGCGTGCTGGCCGACGGACCCGGCGGCGTCGGTGCTGGTGAGTTTGTGGGGGCGTCGTTCGCACCCAACCCCATGGCGCGGGTGCGGGAGTTGGTGGGGCAGAACATGCGGATGCCGACCAAAGAGGACGCGGCAGAACTTGGCCGGGTCATGCGGTCGTTGCAAGTTCCCCCGGCGTGGAAGGACGTGCTGGTGCGCGCGGCCATGCCGCTGGAGTATGTCGGCGAAGCGGCACAGAAGTACCTGCCCAGCGCCACGCAGGTGCACGCGCTGGTGAGGCAGCACAAGGCCGAGCAGGAGCGCATCAGCAACATGGCCGGTGCCACCGTGAACCGCGTGCGCACCGTGCTGGACAAGTATGCGGACCAGCAGGACAAGATCGACGCGATCAACAAGATCCGGCTCGTCGGATCCATGTCCGAGGTCGACGCGCGCAAGCCGCGCAGTGCCTACATGGGGTACGACTTCTCGTGGTACGACGTGCGGCCTGACGGCAGCCGGGGCAAGCTGAACGTGTCCAAGCGGTATGCGACCGAGGCGGAGCGCGACGCGGCGCTCAACGCCAAGCGGGCCAGCCTGCCAGCCGAGCAGCGGCGGACGGCCAAGGTGCGGCGTCGGTTTGACGAGGATGCAGAACAGCTGGCGGTCTACGCGCAGCTCAAGGCTCTGTACGATCCGCTCCCTGCCGATCTGAAGCAGGAGCTGGACCGCATCTACGCCCTGCCGATTGCACTGAGCAAGGAGCTGACTGCCGCGGTGAAGGCCCGTCTCGAAGCCCTGCTGCCGCAGAACCGCAAGCTGCAGGACAAGATCTTCGGTGAGATCTACGACAAGATCCTCGCGGGGCAGCTGATTGACCCGTACCAAGCGCTGCGGCGCGAGGGGAACTACTGGGTGACCTACAGCGACTTCGACCCGGAGACCGGGCGCGTCGAGCTGTTCAAGCATGCGTTCACCAGCCTCGGTCAGCAGCAGGCCGCCCTGCGGGTGCTCGCCAAGAAGAACGAGCCGTACTACGCCGAGGTGCAGCGGCTGATGGGCGACCCGCGCCCGCTGGCGGACTTCATCGCCGCCGTGGAGTCTGGCGACCCCGCAACCAAGGTCACGATCCCGCTGCCTATCCAGCAAGCGGCAGAGGCACGGCACTTCCCGGCGCGGAGCATCACCCCGTACCAGAACGTCGGCGAGGCGCGGCGGCGTCCGCAGGTGCCCATGGAGTTCGTGGCCAAGGTTCTGGATCAGATCGACGGCACCGACGGACTCGAAGGCGACGTGAAAGGGCGCATCGTCGAGCTGATGTTCGACACGATGCCCGAGACGTCGTTCATGAACTCCTTCCGCAAGCGCGGGAACATCCGGGGTTTCGAGGGCGACTTCACCACACTGACGCAGGGCCTGACCGCTGGCGACACCATCGCCAACATCAACCGCAGCAACGCGCAGCTGGCGCGGCAGGTGGCTGATCTCAAGTACGGTGCCAAGTTCGCGGCGCTGCGGGCGCAGCTCGATGAGGAATATGCCATCCGGCAGAACAAGACCCCTGTGGGGGTCACAGCCGAGGAGTGGGCGCGGCAGAACGACGAGATGCGGCACTACCGGGACCTGCTGACAGAGTACACGTCGGTTCCGTTCCAGCACCGGTCCAAGGCTGTCGGGACTGCGGTCAGCGCGACCTACATGGCCACGCTCGGCTTCAACGTGTCCTCTGCGGTGCTGTCGACGATGTCGCTGCCGGTGTTCTACGCGCCGGTCGCCGGGGGACGGTACGGGTACCGGAACACCATGTCCGCTATCGGACACGCCACCCGGTCGCTCGGTGGCACGGGCAAGACGCGCTCGGTCGAGCTGGTTGGGTCTGACGGCAAGGTCACGGAAGAACGGTCTCCGGTCTCCATGTTCGACTTCTCGCTGGACAACAAGGACTTCACCGACCCCAAGAACGCCTACCTCAAGCCACTGCACGACATGGCCAAGACCAACGGCGTGTTCTACCGCTCGCTGGTGCGTGATGAACTGATGGGGGAAGACCCCACCTTCGTGCAGCGCGTCGCCGGTGTC